ACCTAGTCTCTGTTTCCCAGTCACGATCGAGGGGGGTTACCTTGGAACCTAATAACTCCACCAATTTTATTATTTATATGTGCATCCACAATCTTAGAAGCTGAATCTATAAAAATTTTGGGAACAGAGACTAGGTGCATGGATACTTGAATAGTTCTAAGCAATTTATTAATTTCTAACTGTAACCCAGTTAATTGTTCTGGTATTCCTTGACCAAAAAAACCTACTGGACGATCATTCCATCGAAAAAATACAAAAGGAAAGTAATTCTTAGTGTACTCTTCTTCTAAAAGTACTATATTTTGACAAGATATTACATGCTTACCATCGGTGGACTCTTCCGTAGAAGGTAAATGCCAAGATTCTGTAACTTTAACCATATCTTCAGAGTCAGCATCGCCTACGTAGTTAAAATATTCTGGCTTACCAATAGCTTCAATATCTGCTTCCTTATCAGGGTACATTGCCTTCAGTGTCTCTTTGTGCATCATTTTTACTTGATGAAGCTGAGTAGGCTTTTCAAACAGAGACTCTGCCATGTTTACCTTGATCTCATCGATGAAGACACGCTCGGCTTTGATTTCCATATCCGAGTCTATATAAATTTTTACTGCACCAGTACCAAATATGCAGGCATCCTGGAATGCTTTGGCTGCTTTTTCATAGAACTCTGTGGAGTAAAATTGTCCTTCACAGAATTTAGTAAGCTTTTTAGCCTTTTGCTGCAATGACCAATCGCCTCCGCTTGTCAGAAATGAAGGCTTTGGTTTATTTTTAGTAATTTTAGACACTACAGTATCTACCATAGACTGTACAATATTTAATGTAACCCTATTTTGAGTGGAGAATGTATTAAATGAGTTAAAATCAGTAAAAGATTGAGCGCCCATGATTTCATAATTACCATATAACCTCAAATTCTTCAAATTGTCTTGGTGTATCTGATATTGGTCATTATCTAGTTCTGAAACGTAGCTATGAATTTGTTTAGCCAGTTCATCTCCACTTTCTTGCCACCAATACTTATTTTTCATATTTTAATTATCCTTTTTATCTACCAGAAGACCAGAAAAGAAGATCTCTTTCCTCGTCAGTTAACCCATCTGGTGTTTTTGTCGGCTCTTCTAAGTCTGAGGGACCATTACTTCTGGAAGGCTGTATATCTAATCCAGAATCAAGCTTCTTAAACACTTCACTAAGTGGTATTTCCTGTACAGTCTCCATTTCTGGCTGCACTTCAAAAGAAATATCGCCTATTGTAGCCTTTGTAACACCATTTTTACGACACCATTTGATAAAATTACGAATTTGTTTAATATCTTTGAACATATTTACTCCAGAATTGAGATTACGGACTCTATAATACAGTATATTACCCAAAAATTAGCCTTTTTAGCTTGAAATAGCCCTAATTTCGCTACCACTCGTCCAAATAGCCCTCTAACTCGTCAATATCTTCCATAGAAATGGCATCCTCTTCACCTTCAGCTTTCTGTCTAAGACGCTGAGCTAACTCCATTTCTACTAAATCCGCATACTCTTGGGTATACTTATCCGCTCTAACTTCTGGCTCTAACTTACCTACAAAGTGGTAACATTCTCTCCAGGCATACAGAACTGCATCTGTAATATCACTATGGTATGTATTAGATACTTTTAATCTGTGTTTATCGTCCATATCCCACTGTACTTTATACGTATCTTCCTCAAAAATTGAGCCTTCAAAGGCTTGTAATCTAGATGTACGTAAATCATCGTTCAGTAGCTCAATAAATTCAAACTTACGAGTCTTCTCAGCAGGCTCTATAGCTAAAGAATGCCTTTTAATAATCTCTTCCTGTATCTTCTTACCTAGTCCACCCGTATCCATGACAGATTTAACTATGTCATACTTATCATGATAGTACTTAATTTTGGTTACCAGCTCCTCAATACCCTGTTTGCGTTCAACATCTTCCTCTACTAGGTACACCTTCTTCTCTGCGACAGAAAAACCTAGAACTGCTACAGCATCTGCATCATGATAACCAACATCTATACCCATAATGTACTGTAAATCACCTGGAAGGTCGTAGTATATATTCTTTGTTCTATCAAATTTGAATACTAATGCATCTGCATCGTACACCCATTCTCCCATATTCTCTCTTCTATGGGTAGGGTTAGTCTCATCCACGCCTCTACGACGCAATTCCTCGGCTATAATATCCTCAGGCTCTCTTCCAGTCTTCCATTTAATCCAAGGATTATCGAACATGGTCCATTTATGGTTACTATTGACCGGAGAATGTGCCTGCTCGTAAAAATACCCAGCACTTACGGGACCAGGAGTTCCAATAAGAGCCAATTTTCCATTCTGGTCATATAAACAAGGCATGATAACATCGTCAATAAGGTCTTCAATGTACCCTCTAAAGGACTGACACTCATCAATGTACACCAATTTTAGGCTCATACCACGAAATTTTTCAATTTCACTCTTATCTTTTGCACCAGATAGGTATATAACTGAGCCATTGCTTAGTGTAATTTCTAAATCACTGTGATTAATACTATACGAGCCAGGATCTTCATACTCTTTAACTATTTTTAATAAATCTTTCCATATGATACGCTTTGCAGATTTTCTGTTTAAGGTAATATACAAACAGTTTGCTTCCGCGTTATTGCTGGCTGTGTTATATAAATCTGCCGCACAGGACACTGTTTTACCGCTATTATGTGTAATAGCTCCACACGCAAGCTGATATAAGTTAGTATTAGACTCTAACTGCAAATCGTAAGTCTGAGCAGTCTTATAAGTCTTGGCAAACATTCTCAATCTACCTTTTCTAAACTCCATACCACTTACATCTTTGTAATTATTAGCATAATATAAAGTATTAACATTCTTTTTTAAGTAGGGTTTGCAAATCTTCAGGATTTTTTTTAAGTCAAAGGAGCTGTGTATACGTATCATTTTACGCAACGGAACTTCCAATGCTTTTTCTTTGTCATTTCTCCAAGAATAGGGTACATCGGCTACTTTTAAGTGTACCTTGGCTAAGTTTAGAAATAAAAGTTCAAGTTGCTCAATCTTAGAAGCGTCCAAGCCTCTACTTTGCATGCGAACTCTCTCTTCTTTTTTATTTATGGTAGTAATAGTCATGTTATTATCTACAAAGCCTGCCAAGTATTTGGTCTGAGACTCTCTATTCCATGTTTTTAGTATATTCATGTCCATTAAGCGAAGATTTTTACCTAAAGTATATGCCATTTCCACATTTTTAGTGCCAGAGATGCAATATGCGCCTCTTTTTATGGAGTATGGATTGTATCTTCCGGTAGTTTTTACCCCTTCAATAACAGCATTAATAAGATTCTTACCTTGCTTTCTATTGGTAGTTAAAAATTTGTGATCCCTTGTAGCATAAAAAAGTGGTACACTCTTATGGTACCCATATGCGTGCACTGTTTGGGTTCCATTATCTACAACAGCCTTAACTACCTGCTGTTTTCCCCACTCATCGTACACTTTATCACCAGGTTGTACATTTTCAATTTTTTTAAAGCCCTCAGTCGTAGGAATCCATGTACCTTCTGCTAGGCAACGGCGACTACATACCGCAGTTTTGAACTTGGCATCGTCTACAACAAAGTCGTACTGCTTTGGAAAGCAAAACTTTTTTAAGTCAAATTTAGGTTTGGCATCTAGCTCTCGCTGCTTCTTTTTTTTAGCCGCAAGAGCTTTCAGCGCTGCTTTTTTCTTGATAGAACTCAAAGGTTATCCCTTCTTTTTACTATCTTTCTTCTCAGATTTTTTCTCTAAGACATAGTTGATAGAGGCAATGTTTGTAAAAGGAACAAGTGTTACCATTTCAATGTTACCTTCATTATCATATGAGGTAAAGAGTACACCGTGGCGCTCTTCCTGCATTCTCAAGTTTTGGTAGTGAGGACTATCCACGTAGAAATGCTTGTCCTCTTTCTTCTTTGGTGTTACGTACACTGTTTGGTATGTTCTTACTGCTTTGATTTTCATATTATCTCCTTAGGCTTACCGGACTTTTAATTAATGGACATTTTGAATATAGAAATTTTACTAACCCGAAAATACTTCTATAAGAAACTTCTTCTCTTTGTTTAGTTAGTTTATCTGAACACTTTAAGAACACCATAGAATCTCCTGCATTAGCTTTTCCTATATCATCTCCAAAAAGCCACCATTCATTTAAAACTTTATCTTTATAACTCTTTAAAGGCATAGACATTCTACTGGCATTGATATTTTCCATATACAAAACTAATTTCTTTATCATTTTAAGTCTTTGCTCTAGCTCACCTTCTTCTACTTGACCAGAAACAGAAGCTTTGGCTCTGTGGAACATCATAATAGAGTTTGGTAGATAATATCTATTTCCTCGAACTCCTTGTACTATCCCACTGCCCATAGATGCAGCATCCATAGTAATGGTGTGCACGTTTTTGTATTGATTGACAAAGTTAATAAAGTTTAACCCTGCTGTAATAGAACCTCCAGGAGAGTCTATCACAAGGTACACTGGCTTATGTCTTCCTCTTCCAGATTTTAGCTTAGCTAGCTCCCTTGACCATTTAGCTACATTATCATCGTTAACTGCGCCTCTAATATTCACAGTGTTGTAGGTATTTAGGTATATTAACTTGTGTTTATATTCCTTACCCTCAACAGGCATAGTAAAAAGAATAGCTGGAAAAAGTACTGTTATTAATAAGTGCACAATCATGATTCACCTTCTTTGTTTTCAGCTTCATACTGCTTCAACTTTTCCATAAGCATAATATTAGCAGTCTTATAATTAAAAGCTTCAGCCATGTACCCCACAGCAGCTCTAGCTAAATTTTTCTTAGACTCAGGCTTTAAAGCTTTTACAAGCTCCATCAAAAACTCTGGATCTTTCTTAATAATTTTAATTTTATCCTTATCACTCATATTCTCTAAATCTATCATTACTTCTTACCTTTCTTGCTTTTAATTTTTTTACCTAAAATAAAGTTTGTAGCTTCTTCACTATTACATAATATATGCATCAATCTCGGAGAAAATTTACGAATAAACTCTTCTTCCTTTTCATCATCCTTAAAGAAGTACATGTCCTCACACACTACGTGTAGTATTTCGTGTAATAAAGTTTCCCTTTGCACCTGTGGGTTAATATTCTTTTCTATAAATATTTTCTTTTTGGACTTATCCGTTAACCCGTGATTATCGGAACTCTCATTAGGTATAAAATCAACTTCATAATCGTAAAAAACACTTTTAATCTTCATCCACTTCCTCCGAGTTGTAGTTAATCCAAACATAGGGATGATACACTAGATTAAATTTGGCAGCAAGCTCTCTTCCCATTTTAGTATCGTGAGAATACAGGGCGCTGTCATTCTGAAAATCGTGATTTACAAGAGCTAATAATTGTCTTTGTATGCCTAGTTTACGAAATACTTGCTTTGTATAGGCAAAGTGAAGCGTTAAAACTCCGTCCACTTTTTCTAATACTAAGTATCCGTAAATCTGATTATGATCTTCAGGATTACATGCAATAAGGATTGTACTGCGCTTAATTAATCTGCGAACAACTTTGTGATGTTCATTAAAGTACACTGTGCTGTTAATACTTTTAGCAAAGTGCGAATTTCTAAAACTTTTTAGCCAAGAATTTAAGATAAAATGTGCATCACCTTCTCCGGCTTTGCGAACATGTACCTTCATGCTCTTGCTTTCATTACTGTTCTTCATAACTTCCCTCTTGTTCGTCTTCATCCCATTCACCAAAAATGTCCATGCTCCCATCATCGTCCCAGTCTAAGTCCAGCTTCACTGAGAGGCACGTACCTTTTAATCTTTTTTTAGCAGTAGAGCCTTTAACTAGATCCTCGTAAGAAATGCGAAATTCGTACGCGGATAGCTGCTCATCTGCTGCGGCTTTATATATTAATGTGTATAATAGAGCTAGTAAATCCTTAGCAGAATCTAGCTCTACTTTATTGCGCCTTTTCTTCTTGCGCATCGTGAGCCTCAGTAGGTTTTACATCTTCTAACAACGGAGCTACTGTGGAAAGAGCTTGAATACTTTTTCTAATGTCCTCAATTTGCTCATCAATTTGATATTTTCTAAATTCTAAGTCTCCTAAACGAGCTACTAAAGTTTTGTATTTATCGTCAATTTGCTCTTTTACGTTCATATTACTCACCTTTCTTTTTCTTTAATAAAATCAAGTACTTACTAAAATTAGGTTTGGAAATAGGCATTTTGGTGGTTAGATTGCTAAGAATCCTCACCATCTAGGAATTCTAAAAGTTCCTCTTCAGTCATATTTTCCACGTCCAACTCTTTACTAAGTTCTCGTTTTTCTTTAGAAATTTTAATTGTAGATTCAATACAGGAATGTAGGCTGCGGAGGTCTTTTTGAGACAAACCTTCCCCTTCTTGCTGCTGAACAGATTTCAGTCTTGCAAGTTCATTGCCAAGCAGAGACTCGGCTTCCATTAGAAGAACTTCGGTTCCTGGGACCAGGGTTACATCATTCTTCTTTAGCTGCTCTTTCTTAGATTTCGTTTGCGGCAGTTTCTTTTTATTACGCTCCATTACTTACTCCTTACAATACAGTATAATACCCAAAAAAATTTAACTTTCTCTCTATTGCCTCTATTTTTGATCTGAGCAGTGCTCCTCTTCTAAAGAAGATACACGATCTGGCGTAGCCCTCTTTCTTGGTGTTTAAAATGCCTTATAAGCCTCACAGGCGTCGCTAACGCTCCTTCGTGAGGCTTTACCTACTCAGCCTACAAAAACTCAATAGAAGGGATTCTGAGGGCTTCTCTACCAAGGCTTGGTAGCTCCGTAGCCTGGGTAGGAATAATTCTTGCAAATGCAATAATTGTGCTTGACAAATGAAAGCTTTTGTGGTACATTAAATATAGCAGAACATAAAACATAAAATATAGCAGTACGTAAACAGGAGCAAAATAATGAATAAACAACTAAGAGAAGCATACTTGGAGTTTTTTGACAGCGATGATAAGGAAATAAGAGACTTGGTAGACAAGGATCTGGAATTGCCTAGTATGTTAGGTATGATAAAAGAGGGAACGTGGGACGATAGTCATTTATGTAAGAGGGAACTGTCCCAGGGGAATTTGCAGTTTAAAAAGAAAACTTTAAATTATAAAGTTCCTTACTTACATCACAAACAAGAGTACTACTACCAAGGCTATCAGTACGCCCAAAGGTATAACTTCAAAAACAGTATGAAGCGCTATATTTGTATAGCCTACACTTTGGGCTTGACACACAAGCAAATTTCTGATATGATAAAAAGTGTACATGCAAGAACAGGGATATGGAAGCCTATTTCTCGTAGTACGGTACAGCGAACAGTAGCTTCATTTAATCAGAAGCTTAGATTATTCTTAGATTCTCAGAATAGGGGATTACAGGATATTAAGAATAAAGCCTAGGTAGGGATTGAGGCTATGTAGGGATTTAGCCTAGGTAGGCTAAGTAGTAATTCAGTTTGGGTAGGCTAAGGAGGTAGTTTTTGGAATCTCACACTTTCAATTTATTAGAAGAGAAAACAGCAATATCTGTGTCTTTCGGAAATGGAATACTAAGAAATGTATATAGCCAGGACTTATATGATTTTATAGAGTTCATGACACTGAAGGTTGGGGTATGAGAAGGCATAAGTTTATTCATGCATGGAATATTAAAGGAGCCATTGGTGGATTTCAGTTTATGGAGAGGTTGTATGTGTTAGAAAGGCTTGTGTATGAACAGGCATAGAATACTTATAGAGTCTAGGATGTGGCATTATTCAGATTGGGCATCGGGGCTGTTTAAAGATATAGGCTCTATACATTTTAAATTTGAATCACTGTTCCATATAACTGAGGAGTTTTATAATGAGAGTACGTAGATTCAGAGGTGTGTCCTATTACCTCACAGTAAATGCTTCATGTTACCGTATACAGAGATTAAAGAGGTTTTTATTACATGTTAATTGAGCACTACGGATTCCTATTAATATACGGCTTTATATTTGCCTTAGCTTTTACTGTACTTATGCTACAAAAATGAAGGCTACTTAGCCTTGTTCTCAATGTACCTTTTTAATGCACGAAGTACACTGAGTGCATGGTACGGTGTAGCTTACGAGACTAACCCTTGACTTTATAACTAAAACGTGATATACTAAACTAAGGAGGATTAAGATATGAAAGCATTATTATTACTAAGTATATTAGCCATAGTAGGATGTAGCCTACAAAACAAGAAACCTACCAATGCTTATGAAGCCCGTAAAGTGTACATGAAGCAGTGTTTAACAGACTTTTTGACTATGGATTTAAAGCCTCAGGATACGCTAGAGCTTTGTAGCTCTATAGATTCATTAGCACGTGGTAGATAAGGAGACTGCATTGTGAAAAGCCATATGTTTCTATTATTTAAATGTCCAGATATAAAAGGGCTTTTTATAACTCCTGAGTGTTTAGATTTTGTGCCATTCATGGACTTTACTTATTTGGAAGATATTGATGGAGTGTATTTATGAATGTGCACTATTTTATACTTTTTAAGGATACAGAAGTAGAAGGATTTTATAATATTCCTCAGTGTTTAGATAATGGTCCGTGTTTTCATATTGTGTATGTTAGAAGATTTATGGAGGCTTTAATATGAATAGGCATAGGTTTTATATCTTTACTAAAGGCGGCTCTAGACCAGTTATGTCTTTTAGAGTATTATTTAAAGATTTTGTTTATTTATTTCGTTTTATGAGATCAAAGGAATTTTATTATGAAAATTGATACTAGTACACTGTTTTGGCTACTATTCTCAATGTACAACATAGGCTATGTAGCACTATACAATGCTATGACACTTGAATCATGGTATAGGACTACATTGCGCTATATAGTAGCAGCAATTCTAGGACCTATGTATACCTTGTTAGCCCTATTATATATACAGCAAATTAAGGGCTTGAGGGCACAGGTTTTAGAGCTTGTATCCAGTGAGTCCAAGGAAACTGAGACTACAGAGCCTAAGGAGCCTAAGGAGCCTAAGGAGCCTACAAAGCCTACAAAGCCTAAGGAGTCTAAGGAGTCTAAATCATGAAATTACACAAATTTGACATATACGGCTACCGTGTACCTATTACACCTTTTATATTTTACATGCATGATCTAAATGCTAGGCATATGTATTGGAAAGATGGTATGATATGAAGAGATATACTTTAGGTGGTGTGTTAGGGATACAAAAGAGAGTATTCCTATATACACTGATATGTACAGAGTACTATATAAAATAAGGAATTATTATGCAATATGATATAGACAAGTGTTTGACATGTACTAACGAATCAGAGAATGGCTTTCACGGCTCAAGTGAGAATGGTGTGTATTCCTACTACCTTTGCTCTGAGTGTACATCTTTACTTAAGAGGGGTAGACTGCCTATGGAGGCTATTAAGAAAGTACAGGCTACAAAAATAGAGGCTACAAAATCTGAGGCTACAAAATCTGAGGCTACAAAATCTGAGGCTACAGAGCCTATTCAGGTTGGAGAGCCTATTCAGGTTGGAGAGCCTATTCAGGTTGGAGAGCCTATTCAGGTTGGAGAGCCTAAATCATGAATTCTCACTATTTTTTATTATTTAGACATCCATATGATCGTGACTGGGAAAC